CAAACACCTCTAGTGGTATTTTCTACTGTTTTTCTAGCTGGTAAACCTGCTTTCGCGAATATTTTGTCAATGTCTATGGTCATATTTGTGTTTCCTTTGTAATGTCCAGTGTTGGTTAAAGTGTAAGGTGGCACACTGGAAAACAAAAAGCCCAACAAGAAGCAACTCAAGTTGTTTTAACCTTACACAGTTATTTATATGATAATAACAAAAACGGTGTCAAATGTCAACCAAAAAAATAACACCCGCTGACAGCATCACGCATTGCCAACGGGTGTTCTTCAATTTTACTAACAATTACAATAAAGGGGCAAACCTTTGTTGTTCTTATAGTATAGCAATAAAACTATAGGTTGTCAACCGTTAATTTGCGTTTTAGACTTGACAGTGATAAATAACTATAGTATAATAAAACTATACTAACAAAGGAGAAACAACGTGAATAGAATGGGTAGACCCCGACAACTTGATAGAGCATATGCTGCTAGAAGTGTTGCTTTCAACAGAGCAAGGTCGCAAAGCAAATACAGAGGTGAAGAATGGAGTCTTACTAGACAAGACTTTGAAGACCTTTGGTTGCCATTATGGTCACAGCGTGGAAGACGTCGAGGTGAATATTCAATGCGCCAAATAGACAGATATCTAGGTTGGCATCTATGGAATGTAGAAATAAAAACCAAAGAAGAAACAATCAAATTACAAAAGGAAGCAGAGCAACATGAAAATATTAAATGATGAGCCAATAGATCTAAAAGACATTATGGCAATGATCCCGCCAGAAAAAAAATACAACATTGATCTAGCAAACGGAGTGCTTGCTGTAGCATTCTTTTGTATACCAATACTAACAATTAGCACTGTGTTATCACAGTGGCTAACTTAAATTAGCCAATAAAGGAGCAAACACAATGGCAAAATATCAAAAATTAAACGAACCAGTATTTGTAATGAATGCTAAAGAAAAATCTAGTAGATACGGCGGTGAAATCGTTGAAGTTGAATTGTGCGGCATACAGTCACAAACAATTTATAAAACTTGGGCTGATCCAAAAAACAACAATTGGAGAGAATGGCAACACATTGTAGCTGCTGCCAATACCAAAGGAATAGTAATTGATAACTTAAAACTAAAAGATCCAGAAAAAAAGTTAGTAAATGCTGATTCGCATGTGCGTGTGTGCTGGATGGGCAAGCGTGAAGACCTAGCAAACATTCTTGAAGAACATTGGAACAACCAAGATACATTTCGAAAGTTATTCGAAGTATAAATAACATATGTATACAGAGCCAAATCCATATGATATGTTGATGGAAACAATCAAGCACGTAGAACAATTGAGTGAAGCAATGGTTATAATTACAAATCGTCATAACCAAAGCACTGCTGAAATAGCAAAACTACGTGCTGACCTAAACAAACTAACCATACACAACACACAGTTAGCAAAAGCAATACAGGAGATTATACGTGTCAACACTTGAAAAAATGGTTTGGAGATACATTGACAATGACCTAAACGTCAAACACGACGAACTTGGTGGTATGGCTGTGTGTCCATATGCTAAAAAATATAGATCACAGATACGTGTAACTGTTGCGAAAAAACCTCTTACAGATATCTTGCCCTATGCGTGTAGAACATGGACCGAAACAGATGTGTGTTGGGTATATGCTATGCCATGGGATATGGTGTCAAACGTCGATCTTACACTAGAGTTTTGTGATCAATGGTATGATAGATTTAGAGCCCGTGGTGCTACACTGTTGTTAGATGATCCACGTGACAAAGAACCTATTGCTGGAGTATACACAGGCTTTGGATTAGCACCATTGGTTATCATACAAGACACACGAACTCTACAAGCAGCAAGAAATAAATTATTCAAAACAGCATACTACAAGAACTGGAATGACGAAGAAAAGCGTGATTTAGTGGATTAATAGCGGGTTTACACAGTTCATGCTAAATACAGTATCGCGATATAAAACAAAACAATAAGGAGATCTCCATATGTCTAACCTTAAATTAAGGACTACGACTTCAGCAACAGATCCTGGATCCACCACAGCAAAAGGCAGCGCACTGACCCATGCTGAAATGGACAGTAATCTGATTCTGTTAAACAATCAAAAACTAGAAAACCTTGTGGAGGACACAAGTCCTGCGCTTGGTGCAAATTTAGATTTGGCCAACTTTAAAATTACCAACAGTTTAGGAAAAATTGTAATAGAGCCAAACAGTGGCAATGTTGAATTAGCACAACCGTTGGCACTACAAAACGGACAAATTTCAGCAACAACTGACACTAGTGCCAATGAACCTGTTATTATTACACCAGCAGGCACAGGCGCAGTTAAATTAGAAGGCCCTGTTCAAGTCAAAGACACTATTACAGGTTATACCACAGACGGTAATGTTACAATTACAGCCAACGGCACAGGAACTATTGTGTTGGGCAGTGATTTTGATGTAAATGGAAATATTATTGTTTCAGAGAGCAATGGTGATATTGACGTTGAACCAAACGGCTCGGGTAACATCAATCTTACATCAGATACAGGTGGTGTAAATATTTCAACACTAAAATCTTATGATGAATCGTTAAAAACTGACAACAGCACAACTGGCACAATCAGTTTAGATCACGAAGCAGCACCTATACACTACATTGTGCAAACAGGTGCTCTAACTATCTCAGGTTTGACAACACCTACAGCAGGTGCAAATGTAACATTGATCCTAAACAACTCGGGTGGTAGTTACACAATTACATTTGACGAAGCAAACTCAACATTTTACGCTGTAGATGGAGAAGATCCAACACTTACAGGCTTTGACATGTTCAATATCTTGTGTTTAGATGATACTACAGACGCAGAAGTTTACATTGTAACAGGTGTCGGCAGTATTAGTGCTATTACATAAGGAGCGCACATGTTAGGAGCAGCAAGAGCAACATTCATAGGAGCAAGTGCGCCAGCAGTAGCAGCAGGTGTCTCTTTTAGATCAGATACCTACAGCGCCAATGTTTATGTAGCAGTGCCTTTTGATGACGAACACGGTATGGATGATGTAAGTCAAAACATACGCAGTGGTGGCACTCAAGCAACACTTAGTGATGGGCCAGCAAGTAGCCTAAGCACAGCAGAAGTAAAATGGACCAGCAGCCCAGATTATGTAAATTCATATCTAGGTCAAATGGGTCTAGGTAGTGCAAACACATACACACCAAGCACAGCAATTCCAGGCGCAGGCGGAGCAACTGCTTATGTAGTCGAAGGTTGGTTCAATGCTAAAAACTCAACTACCAACGCAAACTGGTGTTTGTCAAGTGCAGACTCAGGTGGTAGATGGTTATTTGGTATAAATTCAGGAACTAGTTTCTCGTTTGGCAATGAAAACAACATTGGTATTGGCACAGGCTGGCATCATCTTGCTATTGTAAGTGAAAGTGCTAGTAAACGTTTCTACTACGACGGTATCTACAAAGGTGCTTGGATAAGTTCAAACTCAGGCTTTAGTGTTCTAAATGTAGGACAATTCAACAGCGGCGATGCCAATGACTACAGAGGCCACATACAAGACCTTAAAGTCACAATAGGCAGCAATAGAGGTTATACCGGCACAAATTCAGGCAGTGCTAACTTTACCTTACCAAGCAGCATAGTGGAGAGTTACTAATGGTTACATATACATTCAAATATATCAAAGATGGTGTTGAAACTTCAAGTGAACACACCTTTGAATCAGAACCTACACTACAAGACACTATTGATCAAATGAACAGCTATGCTCCAGATGAGATAGTTGATTACGTAAGGGAGACAGCATAATGGCTTGGCCCAGCGGTTCAAAAGCAAACACAACCTACACTGACCAAGGCAGCGATCTTATCAGCAATGCTAGAGCAGACATCAATCAAAACATCTTGAACACAAATAGTGTAATTGATGAATTTGATATTTCATCACCCACCGACGGTGATATTTTACAATACAACAGCAGCAGCGGACACTGGGATAGTATAAGCCCAAGTGCTGCTGGTTTATCAAACACTGCTATGATCACACTAAACAACGACAGTGAAGAACTTGTGAGTGGCAACACCTACAGAAGAAACTTTACTATTGACTTTGATCCAAACAGTTTTTTGAGTAAATCAGGAGACTTTCAATTGGTTTTAACTGCCGGCAGTTATTTGATGTATCCTACACCACATACCACAGATGACGAAGAAAGTGCTGTGACCATATACAACGAAACTGGTAGCGCAGATCTAGTGTCAAACTTTTTGGTGGCCAATGAAATAGGAACTTCAGGTGAAGCAGTTGTAGTAGGTCAAGGTAGTTTTACCTTAGGTAGCAGCATAAATGTTGCGTTTAGACAAACAAATGCAACACTAGCAAACAGAGATATGACAACCAGTATTGTCATCATAAAAATATAATTCTACAGGAGAAATAAATGTCAGCTTTAAGCAACACATACGAACTAAGCGTTTTGGACCATCTGTTCAACAACGTAGCATTAACAAGTCCAACCACAGTGTATTTAGGACTATTCACCAGTGATCCAACAGACGCAGGATCGGGCACAGAAGTAACAACATCAGGAACAGCATATGTAAGACAAGCAATCTCGTTTGCTGCTGCGTCAAGTGGTGCTGTAACTACAGACGCAGATATCACATTCCCAACTGCTACAGCAGCATACGGAACAGTCACACACATTGGTGTATTTGACCATGTGAGCAACGCTGCGTCAACATCAATGATCGCACACGGTGGTTTAGACACTAGCAAAGCTATTGATAGTGGCGACACTTTTGTTGTAACAGCATCAAACTTAACAATTAGCCTAGACTAACTCTGGTATAACACCAGATGAGTTTGGACTTTGACAACTACTTTGCCGTAGGTTATGCGGACGCAGATTACACTGTTAGAGCAGAAGACAGTGTCTATGTAGAATCAGATTACGTAGACACTGGTTATTTTGCCACTATTCGCAGTGCGATCAGTGATCTAAACACTAGTTTTACGATCAGCGCCGACGGAGATTTTGCTACTAGTAGTGCTAGTATTAGCATTGCTGCAAGTCTTAGTGTGAGTGCTCTAGATCAAGATAGAGCCAGTGCTAGTATTAGTATGGTGTTGAGTCAAACTAGTGCGGCTAATATTACACGAAGCAGCAGTGCAAGTCTACAAATAGGCGGTGATAGAGCCTGGGATGCGATGAACACCTGGGACGCTCCAGCACAAGACACCTGGAGACGCAGAGTTGATGTAGTAGCTCAACGCAGAGTAAATGGCAGTGCCAGTTTAGGGATAGTGTGTAGCACTAGTGTAGATGCTGTTAGAACTAGACGCGGCTCAAGCACTACTAGTATCGCAGTCTCAACTAGCACGGTTGCTACACGAACTAGACTAGGTAGTAGTAGTTTAAACACCAACACCAGTCTAAGTGCTGGGGGCGTAGTTGGATTTGGTGGTAGTTCAACACTCGACATCAGCACCTCCATAAGTGGTGCAGGTATACTAAGAGTAGATGGCCGTGCCGATTTAAGTCTTGCTACTACAACTATAAGTGCAGCAGGTAGACTTAGAGGTGCTATAGCACTTGATGGTGGTGAATTTAGTGTAGGTGCTACACCAAACAGAACTAGAACAGGTAGTAGCAGTGCGTCAACCAATTTAAGTATTAGCACTAGTGCTCAAAGAAAACGTCCAGGTGCTATCACACTCAACATCAACACCAGTGTAAGTGCTGATATGATACGACAGCGATTGGGTGCAAACCTATCACTGGGTGTGTTCTCAAGTGAGGTCAATGGCGGTAAACTATTGGGTATTGCTGACGAAGTATTGGCACTAAGTGTCAGCGTCAGCAGCAATGGTAGAAAAGTCACAGTTGATCCGTTTACCACTATTAGAGTAGAAGGTGAAACTAGAACAGGTGTTGTAGCACCAGAATCACGAATAATAACCCCTAAAACAGAGACACGTATAAATACAATAAATCAAGAAACCAGGCGATTGCGAGTGTATCAAGAAACTCGAATCCTGGACGCAGTTGAATAGGAGGCACAATGCCAGATACATCAGGTTTTAAAAGAGACGTAGTAGGATCCTACATTGAAAAAGATCCAGCTGCTGTGTTAACATACACAGTATCATGGGTAGACTGGCTAGAGACAGGAGTCGCACTAGCAACCAGCAACTTCACCACCAGCACCGTCGTGAATGATCCAAGTGGTATTAGTGTAAGCAGTAGTGTAATAGTAGATGGCAACAAAGCAACTATTAGTCTAGCAGGCGGCAGCGCAGGCAATACATACACCATAACCAACACTGTAACAACCAACAATGGACAAACAGATGCTAGACGCTTTAGAGTAGATGTAAAAGAAAGACAACTATAATGGACGCACACCGAGCACACGGACAAACTGACCCACACAAGACAGGACCAAGACCCAAAGAGTTGACGGAAACCACCATTGAAGGACTAGCAGTAGGTAGAGACAAGACTGTGGTGCCACCTGATCAAGTGTATGAATTGGCTGCTATTGGCTGTCATGATAGAGAGATAGCAGGCTTCTTTGGAGTTAAAGAAGACACCCTTAGATATAATTTTGCGGAGGAATTAGCAAAGGGTAGAGAATGGGTTAAGATACGTCTTAGACGAGCAATGATGAAGAATGCGGAAACGCATATGAACGCTGCTGTTCAAATCTTTTTGGCAAAACAAAGCAGTATATTGGGCATGAGCGACGGTGGTGTAGCAGCAGATGCAGAACCATTACCATGGCAAGAAGCCTACACAGAAGAGGAAACTGATGAAACTGAGCCAGTGGCAAACCAGGGTAGCTAAAGACCCACATAGGTTTAGAACTGTAATTGCCGGCAGAAGAGCGGGCAAAAGTTTCTTGGCGATTAGAGAACTGTGCTATCACGCTAGACTACCCAATCAAAGAATTTGGTATGTTGCTCCTACACGCAGCCAAGCAAAAGGCCTAGTATGGGACAAACTCAAAGAGCGACTCAACAGCCTAAGATGGTTGAGTGCAGTAAATGAATCAGATCTAAAACTAACACTGGTAAACGGCAGCATCATAGAACTAAGATCAGGTGATGCTTATGATCGTATGAGAGGTTATGCTGTGAACTACATAGTGTTTGACGAGTTTGCTGATATTGATCCAGAAGCATGGAGCAGTGTAGCACGAGCATGTCTTAGTGATACCAAAGGTAGAGCAATGTTTATCAGCACACCCAAAGGCATGGGCAATTGGAGTTTTGATCTATACAACCAAGGACTCACAGATGAGGATTGGGCAAGTTGGCAAATAACCACAGAAGCAGGTGGACAAGTAGATGAAGAAGAATTAGCAGCAGCACGCCGTGATCTAGATGAAAGAACATACCTACAAGAATACTGTGCCTCGTTTGTTCAATACTCAGGTGTTATATACTACAACTTCAGCAGAGAACAAAACATAGAAACCTTTGAAGGGCCAGCACCAGATCAAATACACATAGGCATCGATATGAACGTTACACCAATGAGTGCTAGTATCGGATATCGTAGACCAGACGGTGTGTTTCATGTGTTTGATTATCTACAACTACACAATTCAAATACCAACGAACTATGCGATGAAATCAAAAGAAGATATCCAACACAGCGTATAACAGTGTATCCAGATGCTGCTGGAGCACAACGCAGAAGCAGTGCCAATGGCATGACAGATATTATTATACTACAGAACGCTGGATTTAGTGTAAAAGCACCCAATAGAAATCCTCCTGTAAAAGATAGAATAGCAGCAGTAAATTCCCGACTGTGTAGCAGCACAGGTATAGTTGGACTAAAGATAGATCCCAAGTGTAAACCTGTTATAGACAGTCTCGAAAGACAGACCTATAAAGAGGGCACACAGATTCCTGAAAAAGGGGAATTTGATCACCAGAACGATAGTTTAGGATATGTAGTAAACACACTGTATCCTATACGCAGAAACACACCAATACAAGCACCTGGAAGTTGGCGCAGTAGACAAGGAACAAAATTATGAGCGAAGCATATGAACAAATTACCTCAGCCAATGAGGAATACAAAAAAAACAAAAGACGATATATCTTTCTTTATCACAGTTACATGGGCGGAGATGTCTACAAGCGTGGAGAATACCTAACCAAGTATACCAATGAATCAGAAGCAGAATATGAAGAGCGAGTAGAAACAACACCATTGGACAACAATGTTAGTGGTGTGGTAAGTTTATACAACAGTTTCTTGTTTAGACAAGGTGTCAACAGAGACTATGGAACACTAGCCAACGATCCTACTATACTAGACTTTGAACGTGATGCTGACTTTGATGGGCGTAGTCTCACAGCGTTTATGAAAGAAGCAAACACTGTGGCTAGTGTGTTGGGTATGGCTTGGGTGGTTGTTAGCAAAGAAAATATTGGTGCGTCTACTCTAGCAGAAGAAGTTGCTGCTGGTGTAAGACCATATTTGAGTGTGGTAAGCCCACTGATGATGTTGGATTGGCACTATTCAAAGACCGCTACAGGTAGATATGAACTAGACTATATCAAGTATATCGAAGAAGAAACTGAAGAAATGACACACATCAAAGAATGGTATGTGGACAGAGTAATTCACACTGCTGTGAACCATGATAACTCAGAAGTTGTAAGTGTAGATGTAGTAGAGAATCAATTGGGTATGGTGCCATGCGTAGCACACTATTCAAAGAAATCAATTCAACGTGGCAAGGGCATTAGTCTTATCAGTGATATTGCTGATCTACAGAGAAGCTGCTACAACGAATACTCAGAGATTGAACAAACCATTAGACTATCAAACGCAGCAAGTCTAGTTAAAACAGCAGACACAGAAGCAGGTGCTGGACCAGGTGCTATCATACACATACCAGACAACTTGCCAGGTGAACTAAAACCTTATCTACTACAACCACAGGGCACAAGTGTAGACTCAATCTACAAAAGTATACACGAGAAAACACAAGCAATGGATAGAATTGCTCACCTAGGTGCTATTAGAGAAACAGAAGCACGTAGTATGAGTGGTATTAGTAGACAGATGGAGTTTGAACAACTCAACGCAGCACTTAGTGAAATAGCAGACAATCTCGAACTAACTGAAGAACAGATCATGAAGATATATGCTGCTTACCAAGCCACTAGTTGGACAGGTGTAATTGAATACCCAGATAGTTTCAACATCAGAGACGCAGCAGCAGACCTAGAGTTTTATGCTGGCGCACTGGCTGTGAATATTCCAAGTGATGAATATCGTCAAAGTGTTCAAAAAGAAATTGTTAAAACTGTGTTGGGTGCTGACTCAACAAAATACAAAGAGATATCAGATTCAATTGATGAACCTTTTGAACCACACGCTATGGTATCACCTGAAGGTGTAGTGGTAAACGCAGACACTTATGAAACACACGTTGCTCTAGCTGCACAAGGATACACTCATCAATGACCACAGAACGCCGTATCACACAGCATGATCAAATAGTAGACTCAACTGTAGTGGGCATACAGCGTATCATACGTGACTATTGGCGTGGCATTGAAGATCAATTGTTGGACGCAGACCCGCTTACTAACCTACAGTTGAGCAGTATAATCAACAACACACCACTGAATACCAGTCTTATACAACAGAACCTACAGAACAGTTTAGAGGACACACCTGAGATGCTAGAGGTTGAACCACTAAACAGTGCGCCATATGTAGCACAAGGTGTAGCAGAGATTACCAGTGAAAACACTGCTGTAGGTGCTGTGATACTTGGTGCTCTAGCACTAGCACTGTTGAGTAGTGGTAGCATACCCAAAAACAGAATAAGAGAAACAGTTAGATCAAACACACCTAGAGTAGAACGAACCATATTGAACACTGTGGTTCATACTGATAGTGCTTATGGCTTTGCTGTTATGCGTGACGCTGGTGTAAAAAAATTTACATATGCTGGTGGCATAGCACCAAACACTAGAGAATTTTGTAGGAGCCAAGAAGGCAAAACCTACACAGAAAGAGAAATAAGACGCATCTGGAGCAGTCAAAGTTGGGGTGGTAAAGCACCGGGCGATCCTTTTGTTACTAGAGGTGGATACAACTGTCGACACTACTGGGTGCCAGAACCAGAAGGGAATAGTTAATGGGCAAACAACTAAAACAATTACAAGAAACATCACGAGTAGAATACTTGATTGCCACAGGCGAAATTGACGATGTGAGTTTCATAAACAAATTCGGTTACAACAGTCAAGTAGGCACTGCTTGGGAAACAGTATGGGATGGCAACAACACATACACCTACATTGCAACAGCAGGCACAGCTGTCGTAACCAGTAGTGATACAGATGACAACGGTGGCACTGTGTTGGTAAGTGGATTGAATAGTGCTTATGAAGAAGTAAGCGAAACACTAACCATAGGCGGATCGGCTGGCACGGTAGAATTCTATAGAGTGTTTAGAGCACAAATGGTTACTGCTAACACTGGCACAGAAAATCAAGGCACTGTTACTATCACAGTAGATTCAAAAAGTGCAGCAATCATAACACCTGAAATTGGTCAAACA